CAATGATTGCATAGTTTGCCATATCCTTGAAAGAATCTTCAAGACTTTCATGTTCTGGATTAGCACCACTATCAACTAAGTTATTGATGCGAGCCAATTTATCCCACATACGCACACGCAGACCATTGAGTGGACCACCTGGGCTTAGTGAAATATTTTTAGGACCATAATCTTTATGCTTGCTTATTAGCAAGTCAGATAGTTCTTCTGTAATAGTAAGAACATCTAACTCAAACTTAGTTGGTTCATTCATTTTCTTTTAACATCCCTTCAACATCTTTTAAGATGCCTTCCATTTCTGTTTGCACAACTGCTTCTTCCACAAAGTTTGAAAAGTCATCTCCGCTAGCGTTTACCATCATCAAAGCCGCGCTTTGGACATGGTTGCTAACCCCATCTAAGTCCTCGTCGTCTACAAGTTGTGACAGAATAGAAAGAAAATCAAACATATTAAAGGTAAAGCGTTTATCTAAACGCACACTCCAGTTGTACTCAACACCACAATGCTCTAAGTATTCAAACACATTGCAAGTTGTAAACGCGCATTCAGTTTCAGCACAATTAAAATGACCGTTTTCTGGCATTAACATTACTGTGCTCCTGTAATCTTATTCTTAAAATAGTCCCCACCGTGGGTCCTGTACATTGAGTTTACATCTTCACCATCGGGCATCTGGACTACAACTAAATTCCCCAGTTCTCGCGACAGTAATTTACCGAACTCACTACCTGCGTTATCCCCGTCAGCAAACAAAAACACTTTGTCAAAGTCTGCTAATAAACGCGAGTAATGTTTCTTCCAGTTACTCACTCCAGGAACTCCCACGGCAGGAATACCACAAACAACATCGAGAGTGATGGTGTCAATCTCGCCTTCGCAAATACAAATATATGATGCTGCTTTAAAGAAAGCGGATACGTTATACAAATGTGTAGCAGCGCCCGTTAATCCCATATACTTTGGCTCTTGCGCATCCATCGATCTAAACCGCAAATCAACTACGCCAGATTTCGTAAGGTATGGGATAGATAATCTATTTACATACGCTTCATGACCCGTTAGCGGGTCTAAGACGACGCCCAAGTGAGCCTCCCGTGCTTGTTGAAGAGTAATCCCCCGTTCTGCGAGGTAGTCCTCCGCTTCTGCTACTGCGCTGTGGTAATACTTTGCCGCACGCGTTAAGGATTCCTTGTGCGATGCTGACTGCTTCACGAAATTTAACTCCTTCTTTAAGGATAATTATAGCATACCCGTCGCCTTTGTATTCACAGCCATGGCATTTAAAAATGTTTTCGTTTAGATTAACTGCTGCAGATGCGTGTGAGTCATCATGAAACGGACACTTCATCTTTGCCCAGCCAGTACGAATCGGCACCCTAGCACCGTAGTGCTCCAGTATGGCAGTTATATCTGGTTTAGTATCTATTCCAATGCTTTTCGTAATAACGCCACCCATATCTCTACGGGCATTGTAGCATACCACTCACCAACATTGCCTTTGCCTTTGCGTTTATGAATTACAGTACCAGTCCATGCTTTGTCATTATACATTTCAGTAAGCAATTCTGTTGTCCAGCCAGCCAAATCCATCTTAGCGTGATTCTTAATCTCAATGGTGCATCCAGGGATGCCAGAGATGTCACCTTTATCCAAGGTGGCTCCAGCAAGGCGTCGGTCTACATACGGAAACCACTGCTTGAGATACTTAACTACATCTCGTTCTGCTCCTGAGCCTTTGGCTTTTGCTGGATTACTCATCAGAATTCTATGCTTATCCAGAAGAACAAGAAATCAACAGAGATTGAATACTTGTCTATGCTAATCCCTAACGCAATTCGAGTAGGACTATACCCTGTGGTAAACCAACTTTTTTTACCTAATTTATATTCTTTATACATTAGTACCACCCATTCGCATTATGAAAGGCTAACGCCTTTGTTGGTGTGCCGTAACGGTGTTTGATATATTTCAATCCTAATTCAATTTGACGAACCATTGGGGTATCAGTAGGCATGTTAATCATTTGCGGAATCCCAAACGCCGATGACCTTTTATTTTTGGCTGTATAATCCCATTTGGATTCTTTGTTCCATAAGGTAAACAGGGCTAACCATTCGTATTTACTTTTGTACATAGCCATTACTTTAATCTTGCCAATTTCCTTGGCGCTTTGCTTCATTGTCTTTATTGGTGCTGGACAGGGAGATATAGATACCTCTCGAATCGATGGTGAAAACATCGCACCCACAATATGGGGTAAGGTTCCCACAAAGAGTGCAATCGCTGACAGTCCTGCTACTAGTACTAGTTTCATTTTTACTCCTCAATTGGGGCGGTTGCTTGCGTTCCACAAACACTACACTCCATATCTAGAAAATACATCCCAATAGTACCATCTTCATCGAAGGTAGCCTTGAGATTCCATAAGAAACTCCCGCAGATGCATACCCTGGTAGGTTCACCACGGATATCCATTGCCATTGTATAATCGGGTTTTAACTCAATTATATCTTTGCTCATTTTATGCTCTCTCAGGTATGTCAGAAACATCCATTGTTTCTGGGTTAAACTGCAACCAGAAAGCCGTACTTCCAGTAGGGTCTGCTGGACCATACCGATTCTTAACTGCAGCAACAGCAATAAATCCTTTTGCTCCAGTTGAGATAGTACAAATTAAAGCGGGCAACTGCGCTACCATACCTTGAAGTGCGCTTCTTGGTTGGCACGGATTACCCGTGTATGATTCTTTGGTGTGATGCAATACCAAAACAGAAGCATTAGTATCACGCGCTAGGTACTTTAGTTCTTTTATCGTGGAGCGCATGCTCGCAAACTCTTCTCCTCCATCATTGGAAATATCCATAAGGTTATCTACAATGATAAGAGTAGGAGCACACCCCCACAATTCTTCAAAAGCCATAACCTCTTGGTCTAAATCAGCAAGTGATGGTGCTGATTCAAATGACCAGAAGATATGCCCTGAATAAGTATTTATAATGTTACGCGCATCAGCAACATCATTAGTTAGCATCAGTTCTGCATCGCCTTGAGTCTTAGCGGTAATCATAGATAGTAGTCTCATAGCCATTGTGTGCGCGTTTGTGTCGGCGCTAACATACAGCGTCGGCACTCTACTGCGCAGGGCAATAGCAAGAGCAAGAGTAGACTTGCCCGCGCCAGGAGTGCCTGCAATCATAGACACCTCTGAGCGTCTAATGATAACTTTGTTTAAATCAAACTCACGGAATATTGACGGCAACGGTTCGCCGCCAATATCGACACTTCCAACAGCACGGGCAAGGGTTCTCATTATTTAGAATGAACTCCACTCAGGTTCATTGCGACGTAAGAATACTGGTTCGCATTGGTCAGGAGTTCCCTTTGGAGTAGAGCACATATATGCTTTCCAAGGACCTTTTGCACTAGCGCCTTCGCGCCTTGTCATGGCACCATGTTTACAGGAACGACCTGTAGATGCGGTGCTAGGTGTAAAAGTTGAAGGGGCTACTGGTGTAGCACCTAACGCTGCTAAGTTACCTACTGCTTGCGCAATAGTAACTGGTGCTCCCTCGATAGAGGCAGCCATTGTGGTTAGCATGGATTCGCATCCATCTAAACCGAGTACTTCTGACACATGAGTTTTAAACTCCTCAAATGTTTCTCCAGCAATAACAAATATACGACCATCGTTTAATTTGCTACTTACTTGGAACGTTGCATTAGCCATTTACTTTCCCCTCGTCTGTTAGTCTTGTTATTTCTTTTTTTAACTCTTTGATTTCTTTTTCAAACATACACCTTGTTTCTATTAAAGCAAATTGATATCTGTCATTTAATAGAGTGTTTAAATTTTCCCAAGAACGGTCAAGTAAGTTTTTATCTGACACTCTTGGTTCCATTCATCCATTTGCAGTATGATAGCACACCGCATCGTCCGCAGTTGTTGAAGTTAGGTAAAAAGATATCTGTTTTGCGTGCTTTATCAAAAGTAGTAAACATCTCTTCGATGCGGTCTGGGTTTAAGTGCTCTATATTCCAAGTGGAAATAGTGCCAGTGCGTGCATCCCAGAAGCCAGCCTTGTCGACTGAAATCCCTTGCGTTTGCAGCGCCCACGCATAAACTGCAAGTTGCAAAGGATGCCTCTGAGATGACGCTCCAGTTTTGATATCGACGAGTACCCTATTCCCGTCGAAGTCAGTCATAACACGGTCAATAGCCAATCGAACCGTGGTATCACCAACAGGAATTTCATATTCTTTTTCAATAAAATTTTCAAAAATATCCCAACCGCCTTGACGGAATTTAATCCAACGGTCTAACATCCAGATGCCTTCGCCATACCACCACGACATATCTTCACGCTTAGCAAATTGCCAAGTATTCATATCGCCATTGAGTTCTTCATCTTCTTTAACCTGTTCAAACCAAGCATCATTCCAAACGATCTCAACTTCGCCGCCATGTTTATCCCATAGTTCGGTAGCCTTGTGAACTGCAGAACCGCCAGTAAACCAAACGGCGTGTTTTTCTTGTACGTCTTCTAACTTAGTTAGGTAATATTTCCAACCGCATTCTAACCAAGTGTTATAGGAAGAATACGATACATGCTTCGGTAGTTTTTCATTCATAGCGGAACTATAACACACTATATCTGCTAGCGCAGATTCGCAGATGCCTGAGTCCTGAATCTAAGAAATGCCCCCCTACCCCCCATAATAAATTATGGTTGGTGGAGATGCTGAACTAGGCTTTTGCCGTCATCCGTCATCTGAAGTTTCTGCCCCACGGTCTCCCGCATGTGGTACCATACACCATAGGAGGAAACTATGCCGCTGTACGAATATAAATGTAATGGTTGCTCTAACACCATTGAGGTCACAAGGTCGTACCAAGAACGAGAAACAGAGATTACATGCCCAAAATGTGGGGTGTACTCTACAAGGGTGTACAGTGTACCTGGTGTACAGTTCAGGGGTACAGGCTTCTATAAAACAGATAACAGAAGTTAACGAACTACCATAAGCAGCGAGTTGGGGCGTTTTCACGACCCGACCCATACATTATGACCCCCCAGCGATTATCGGGGCGCAACTCGCCATCTTTCCACCCTTTAAATGGCATTGTAGGGGTTGCTTCAAACCACAAAAAACCCCCCACCTAGGTACTTATACCTAAATAGGGGGTTTCGTGTCTCTAACGGGCCTTAGAAGGCTTTTAAAGCCTA